CCATACTACACAATATTCTGTTCTGTAAGGCTCTAACTTTTCTTTTGCCCAACACAATCTATCCCAAAGATGTGTGCCTTGAAATTCTGGTGTTTCTATTGTCATGCTAAGTCTCCGTGTACTTGTATAGATGTAGAGTCACAATCGTGATTAGTTTGCCCACCACTAGTATTTGCAACGTATCCAGTTTGATATCTATAATTACTCGCTGATAATGCAGCGTTACTACTCATCATATTTACAAAAGTAGTTTTGTCATTTATTGCATGAGCATGACCTGATATAGAATAAGCATCAGCACCACTCATATTATTTGTAAAAGTATTAGAGTAACCACCTGTTCCGTGGTCTGTCATACTTGAATGATTAAATGAATTACTTACAGTAGCTCCATCATTATGTAGTATCCAAAACTTACCACTACCATTCAATAAATAATCAGCATCAATACTTCTTGCTGTGCCACTTATCTGTCCACTTGTCTGTAATGTATCAAATGCTATTGTTCCGTTTGCCATTATGCTAGGTCTCCAAATATTGATAAAGTCAACATACCTGTATCAACAACAGCAACACTAGGATGGTATGTGTAAGAATATTGCCTAAAAGAACTAGTTACAGTATTAGCTAAATTATATGAAGCAATACTAACTCCACCCTCAGATTGACAAGACGATTGGAAAGTATATTCATTGTTGTTCATGTTATTTGTAAAACTAACAGTATAATCTCCAGTTCCATTATCTGTTAATCCAGACCTATTAAAACTGTCTTTTGCTGCAAATGATTGACTTCCACCACCATAACCTAAAGAATTTACTTTAGATAACCCTTGCTGAATACTTGTCTGATTGCTACCCTCACCTCTAATAGTCATAGAGTTTGCACTTGCACTAACTACAGGTGTTGAGCCAATGGTTATGGTTGTTGCAGTGGACTTGCCTGTGATTGTGTCTGTTACGATTGTACTCATGCTATCCACCTATCTCGGTTGCTGATATAAAACTAACACCTCTTTCAGCTTGAGTATTATCAGTATCGTTAATTGTTCTGTTTAAACTAAAACTTGTACCATTGTGATTTCTAACTCCTACTTTATAGGTAATTTGGCTAGTGGTTGAGGGTGTATCAAAATAACTATATGTGGCTATTTCAGGGGTGCTACCTGCATCACCGTGATAACTAAGTCTTGACATAGAAATTCCACATTGTCTATTACTTGCTGATGATGCAGCTAACTTTGTTGTATCTCTGTAGAAAAACCAAGCAGCTTCAGCAGGAGCATCAGCAGCCGCCCATTCGTGAAAAATATGAGTGTCTAATCTAATTATAGATGATGTGCTTTTAGGTGTTATGTTTACAGTTAATTGAGTTACTACTATGTCTGTATCAGATGCAACTGATATTGATGCAACAGTAGTATCAATTTGTAAATATTGAACTTGCAATACAGCACCTTTGATAATAGGAGAACTGTTACCACTTGTATCAGTTATTGTGTCTACCTTAATTGTACTCAAGATACCACCAACCTTCCACCACTATTGATGGTCAATGTAACGCCACTATCTATGGTAAATGTTCCAGTAACCTGTGCATTTTCTGTAGCTAGTATTGTGGTGTTTGCAGTTAAATTTTGTGCATTAGTTCTAAACAAACCACCTGCTTTAAAGTTACCTTTGTTCTCATCTGCTGGTGTAACTGTGCCAGTTTGTGGTGCTAGAAAGTTTACAAAGATATTACCAGTGCCAGTGCTAGGTGCAGCCGTAAATGTCAATGTTGTACCATCTGGTATTGTATATGCTGATGTGTCTTGTACAACACCATCTACGGATACAAGTATATCCTGCACTGAACTTACAGTTCTGCTTAATGTAAATGTAGTGTCTGAGTTATCACCATTAAATCTTTGTACGGCAGTTGTAGCCTCAAAAGTTGTAACTGGTGATTTACCAACAAAAGGCATTATGTAATCTCCATGTAAGATAAGGCAACATCTGTGGCACCTGTTGCAGATACTGATATGCTATCAGATGCTTCTAATACAACTTTGTTACCAGCTAAAAGTTCTAGTGATGATCCTGCTGGGATTGGTGCATTTGTGATTAGTTCTACTGTTTGGTTTACTTCGTCATTATTGTTTGTTCTACTACCAGTATCAGATGTTAATGTTACAGTTGCAGTAACTTGACTTGTTGTTGTATTTCCTAATATCAAACCTAATATTATTGTGGTTGTACTAGTAGCCACTGTATAGATTACATCTGCACTTGTTACTCCTGCTTTGCTTGATAATTTAAAAGTATTTGCCATGTTATCATCCTAACGCTATTGCTAAAGCTGTTGCCTCGTTTGCTGCATCTGTAGCACTTGTTGCACCTATATCACTTAATAATTCACTGGCACTTCTGCCTTCTATGCTTGTGCCATCAACTCTTAAAAAATCATTATCGGCTATACCACTTGTTGCAACTAATACGTTACCATTAGATATACCAGTTGATAGAGTGGCCGTTGTTGTTATTGCACTTCCATTTAATGTCATAGCATCTGCTTCTAGCGTACCATCAAAATCACCATCTACGGCATCTATGTTACCTTTGAATACTGTAGCCGTAACTGTGCCACTGCTTGGGTTGTAAGTTAAGTTACCATCCATCTCCAAGCCTACGTTACCAGTGCTAGATGTAGCATCTTCAACAAATGTAATTAAGTTTTCTTCATCAGTGCTTTCATTATCTGTAACTGTTACATGTGCTGCATTGGTTGAATTTGTTACCGTCACACCTGCAATAACTGTGTTTAATGCAGTGCCATTAACTGTAACTGCATCAGCTTCTAATGTACCATCTACATCTACATCACCAGATATATCTAAATCTGCCATAACTGCTGTGCCAGTTATAGTCGGTGCAGTTAAAGTTTTGTTTGTTAATGTTTGTGTAATATCTACAGCAACCAAATCTTGTGTGCCACTATCTCCGCTATCAGGAAGTCTTAATGTATTTGCCGCGGCCGCAGAGTGTGGTTGTGGTTGTAATGTTTGGAAGTGAGCATTTGAAACTTCACAATACATTCTTAAAGATGCTGGTGATCCACTATTTGATTTAAAAGCAATTACACCACCCTCTACCGTAAGATCGTCACCCACAGATAAATCTGCTCCTAATGTTGCATTACCACTAGCATCTAAAAATACGGACTTTGATGCAGGTATTGTGCAAAATATAGTTTTTGTACCAGAGCTAAAATCAACTGCATTGTCACTATTAGAACTACTTATCACTGTTGTTCTAGCTAATGTTGAAGAGTCACTGTTAAGTGTTCCTAAACCAACTTCAAACTCTGATGATCCCGGTAGAGTAACCGCATAGTATGTTGTGTTAGAATTACCAACACCAGCAGCAAAAGTTTCAAATCCAGTGACTGCACCACCTAGTGTAAGTGTACCAGTTCCAGTTGTGGTTGTAGTTTCTTTTACTCTATCGTTTAACACTAATGCCATTATTTAAGCTCTATTGTTAAGTTGCCTGCATTTATTCTAAATATATCACCACTTGCTATTGCCTTACTCGCATCTAATGCACCAACAAATAATATATTACCACTGCTAGATGCGTCTGCAAGAAATACATGTGTAATTGTGTTGTTTGTACCACCAGAAGCTGGAAACTCAATATTAGCTGCATTAACTGCTGTTTGTGTGTCTGTTGAATCTGCACCTATTGTAGTCCAGTTCGCTGCAGTAACTTGTTGTCTTGCATAGTTTGTAAAGGTAGCTTCTGTTAAGGATCCAGTTTCTGCTGCACTTACTGCCGTTGCAAGTCCTACATAAATACTATCACCAGGCGATGAAAAACTAAGAGAATTATTTTTAAAAATAAAATGTAATATTCTTCTTTCTAAATAGTTGGTTGCTGCATTTGATGTTGCCATTTTTTACTCCTATGTCCTTTGTGCCCTTGGAAGTCCTTGTCTATAAGCATCTTCGTTCTCTCTAGCCTCACCTAAATCTTTAAGTCTCTGTAAATAAAAAACATAATTTTTTTCATACTGTGCAATTACATCTGGCTCACCTTTCATATAATAATAAGCTTCTATAAGCGATCCGTAAAGTAAAGCGAATGGTGCATTTGTACTTAGCCAAGTTGTACCACTATCTGCACCAGCAGTTAGACTTGCAGGCCTATAATAATAATGCAACTCAAGTGTGTAATTAGAATTTGGTGTTGGTGCTACAATAAAATTGTCTGTATCAAACCTAGCATAATATTTTGGTAATCCTGTTGTTGAGGATGCTGGTGTGTATTCTCTAAGGTAATTTACATCTTTTTGTAGTAAAAAACTCTCAGATCCAGACGTAGTTATCTGCAAAGAAAATGACGCAAGGTAATCAGTTGGGACTGTTAAAAATTGATCTGATGAAGTAAATGCACTTGTAACATTTTTTCTAAAAATATCTAAATCAACACCTTTAAATATCTTTTCTTCTGCTGCTTTAATAAAGTTAGGTAGATTTGTTACAAAGCTAGTTTCACTATTATCTGCATAATCTTGTATCGCTGTTTTTAATGTTGCAAGTGTAAAGCTCATTAGTTTGTAATTGATGTTGGTCCTGCACTTGCAAGTCCTCCACCACCTTTCTGAGTTATTGTTGCAGTTACTCCTGATGGAAACGAATAATTGTTCGTATCTATATTTGTAATTGTAAATCCAAGGGCAGAGTTAATTGTTGTTGCTGCTATGCCTCCAACACTTATTGCGTCTCTAAATCTTACTGTATCGCTTGTTGATCTGCCGTGATTAGGCTCATTAACTGTCACTGTTGCAGAACTTGCAGTTGTAGAAAATGCGTTTAAGGGTAACAAATTAGGAACTGCTGTTTCAGTTCTATCAGGCCTAGCATCTCTTATAGCCTCATTATCCGCCCTTACATTTGCAGGCTCTAGTTGTGGATGCTTTTCTTCGTACTCCTCTTTACCAACAATAGATCCATTCCACTCTTTGCGAGTATCTTTGATTTTATATCTAAAACCAGATCTATCAGATATTCTATAAGCGTATTTACCACTAGCAAAAGCCATCAACCTACCTTATAATAATCTAATTTAGGCACAACATTAAAAGCAGATCTATCTCTATCTTCTGCCATAGCTCTTTCAAATTCTTCTTCATATACAGTTTTAAGTAATTGTATTCTATCTGGTGCTCTTTTCATAGCTATGTAATAAGCCAATCCAGCCGTTAAACACGGAAAAAACCTAAAGGGTATTTCCATTGTATTAACTTGTGCATCAGCGTCTTGTATTCGTGTCAAAGCATCATAAACAATAACATCTGTGCTGTTTTCAGGTGTAGGAAATAATTTTAAATTAGGTGTTATTTGCCTATCTAAAAAATACTGTGTTGGTCTACCAGTTGATGTTTTGTTTGGTAAATTTAAAAAAGAATCACGACTAATTCTAGTCATAGTAAAATCTGTGCCACTTCGCCTTACAACTAAAGACAATATGTCAATTAAGTCAGTACCCAAACTATACTCTGAATCACTTGCAGTTAGAGCTTGTGTTCTTTGCTCTATTGTCCATTGATTCAGACCACGATTAGCCCACTCTGCTAACATGATGTTCATAGAACGTCTAGCGGTTTGCAAATCGTAGCCTGTTTTAGCTTCTAAGCCACATCTCTCAAAAGCCTCCTCAATGTATTCTGCTACATCTAATTCAAAATTAGTTGAGCTTGAAGTTGTCATTAGGCTTTACCACCCTTATTCATTTTCTTAGCCATGCCGCCACCACGCATCTTTTTAGCCATACCACCACCACGCATTTTCTTTGGTTTCATAGCCATGCCACCGCCTCTCATCTTTTTGGGCTTTGCTTCCCCACCCATCATCATTTTAGCAGCTTTAGCCATGTCTTTTGACATCGCCATCATTTTTCTTGGACTCATTGCCATTTTAGTCTCCTATAGTAGTTTTCACGTTGCTCATAGATGTCTTCAACATTGTACTTATTATAATAATTATCATAATATCCAAGTTTCTTCAATTTATTTGCACTTTCTTGAAGTTTACTTAGCCTTTGTACGAATATTAAAGAATATTCCTCACTGACAATTTCTTCAAATGAACCATCATCAATAAGATCATTAATGTCATCATCAGGGTGGAATCCCATTAACCAAATATCTCTTTGGTCGAATTTGTTTTCATGTATAAGTTGATTTAGATTTGTAAGGTTATTGTGAAAATTTTTATTATCTTCATAACACAAATCAATAATAATTATTAAGTCCTTGGAATCATGAAACTTATTTATTAAAGAATAAACAATATTATAATTTTTATTAGTTTTTAAGGCAAAACCAACTTTATTGTTTTTCCAAGCCGCTTTTGCATATGGACATGATGGTAGATTATTATAATTTTCATTAGGAACTTCTAAGGCATATTTAGACCAAGCCTTTATCTCATCACAAATTTTTTGTTCCATACTCATTTTTTTCTTTTACGCCTTGCAGCCTCAACTCTTCTTGGTTTGCCTGCTGGTTGACCCAACCTTTTCTTTTGTGCTATTCGTTTTCTCTTTTCAGAAGCAGACATTTCTGATGCAGTCTTTGGAGTTTTACTAGAAATACGCTTAGTTGGTCTACAATATGGCGTACCTCTTTTTTCTCCTTTTTGTCTACCACACTTTTTACCTGTACGTTGATCTTTCCAGTCTTCTTTAAACCAACGCTTTAGTGCAAGACCTGCTTTAGTTTTTCTTACTGCCATTATCTAAACTTTGTAACTTTTCTTCTACTACTCATCACAGCACCACAACCTCTTGCAATGTTTGGATTTTTTGTTTTTCTTTTACGAGTTCTTCTTGGTACATTACCACCATTTTTCAACTCAATTACACCACCCTCTGCTTTTTTCTTGGCTTTTTTCTTTTTGCCACCAGTTCCATAGTTAGCTGCACCTACCTTACGGCATTTTGCAATTGCCCCTGAAGCATAAGCTGATGGAAAAACCCTATAACGAGCTTTTACTTTGTGATAACAAGCGTCTTTAGGCATAATATCTTCCTTTCAATACTTTCCAACATGTACACCAATAAACTCTTTTCATGCACTTAGGGCAATCTTTTATTGGCTCACCTCTTATTACCTCTCCTTTTTTTAGAGGCACAATGTGCTTTTTCAGAAAATCCTTTAGGTCTTCTGCAATTGATTTTCCTCTTCCTAGCATTACTCCATTTCCTTTTCTGTGGTGGTTTTGAGACTTGTCGTGACATTTGCGACCTACCCATTACCATTTTAAAAAACCTTTTCTAATACTGCCACACCAATAATAACACCATATAATCCCCAAACTCTACTATCTAATGATTTAAGTTTGTCTTGTATTTCTGAATATCTTTTATCACATTGAGCTTCATGCTTTTCAAGTAATTTTAAAACATCTTTTGCTGTCATTAGCACTTCCATCTTCTTCTTGCTTGTCTTAAACGACTATTTGGATCTTTGGCTGCCTTTGGAAATTTTTTCATTTGTCCAGCACTTCTAGCACAAAAAGACTTTCTTCTTTTAGCAGCTTTACTACCAGGCTTAACCTTTCCTGTCACGGCAGTTTTTAACTTACTGCCAGGATTTTCTCTTCTATAACGAGCAACCCCCGCCTTAGTCATTCCCGCTCCACTTTTAGTAGATCGAAAATACTTTTTGGTTTTAGGGGGTTGTTTGTCCCGTTTTCTAGCCATTAGTCATAGCTCTTTCTAACTTGCATGATAATAGTGTAGCTATCTGCCGATGAATGACCAACTGTAGTAAACATTATATCACCAGTTACACCTGAACTTGCTGGATTTGTTAATCCACCAAAAGATGTGTAATCGTGATGTCCACTTTGATTTTCACCTAACTCAATACAAAAGTCGTCTGTTGAAGCATCGAACAAAACTTTCACTTTCATACCATTACACTGCCACCAAATTTTTTCTATGGTTGCTCTAGTACAAGCCTCTCCTCTAACATTTGTTGCTAAAGCAGAAACATCAACTTTTTTTACTGCACTTTCACCTGATCCATCAGAGATGTTGGTAAACTTAAAGACAGCAGTTTGATGCCCGTCAACCAAAGTTTGCGAAGTAACTGCGTCTGCCATATAAAACTCCTATTATTGATCAGCAAAAGCAGGTGCTGTTGTTGATGTGACGCTTCCAAAAATTTGATAATTAGTTGTGTCTTTTCCAACTATTGTTACATCAAATGCTTGTGGAACATTTATTTGAAAGCTACTTTCTGAATTACCATCTGGAAATACAGAACTTATTGCATTACCATCTTGGTCGTGAAAAGTAATGTTACCAATATAAAAATTTGTATTGCCTGGTGTTACGATAATTGCATCTGTTCCATCAGCAGCTCCACCAGCGTAAACAAATCTAAAAACAGATCCAGCTATGGGTGCAGGCAAAGTGTATGTATTATCTTGTGATCCATCTGGCACAAGTAAAATTCTACCACTATGAGTTGCATTTGTTAAAGTTACATCTCCATCAGATAAGCTAACTGGAGCGTCACCAAGAGTTGTGACCTCTGTTATGGTCCCAGTTGTTGCGTTTTTACTAATAGTTTTAAGGGTGCTTTCAGACCTAATAGGGCCTGAGAATGTTGTATTAGCCATGTATATCTCCTTGTCTTGGCTGTTGTCGAAGTTAATTCTTCGTCAAGGTACTTTAACTATACACAAAAAAAAGGGGTCTGAAAAGACCCCTTTAAAAATATGTAAATATTTTTATGCGGCTCCAGGAGAACCAAAGACAGCACGAGGGTCTGAAAAACCAAAGGCATAACGCTCTCTAGCTTTGTATCTCATGTTGCCTGTATCAAAGTCAGCTTCCATGCTTGTACTTAATGGTATTCTCTCAAAATATTTGAAACCATTAGGTGCATCTGTCTTGATGAAAAACGCATCTGTGTCTGTTAAGAAATGGTTAATTGTATAACCCTCGGGTAACATACCCATGTTTTTAATAGCGTTTACATCGTTGTCAGAAGTTCCAACTCTTAAGGTTGACTCAAGCAATCTGTCTGCAACAAATTGTAATGCAGGCGGAATAATAAGTTTCATTCCTCTTAATGCAACAATCATGTTTCTCTCATCAACAAAGTTTGAAATGTCAATAAGAGCATTTTCTAATGATGTTTCGTTAAGATCTGCAGCAGTTGATGGTTCATTTCTGAATGTACCACCACCACCTAATGGGTGATCTGTTGCACAAAGCTCCTTGCCATCACCACCTGTAAAGCTTGAATTAAACGCATTGTTTAATGTAGCAGCGGCTTTGACTTGCTTTGTATGTGCCATTGATCTTGCTAACGCTCTTGTATATCTAGCTCCAAGCTGATCATACAAATTATCTTCCATTGCCTCTTCTGTCAATGCAAAAGCTAAAGCAATAGTTTCCATTGTATATCTTGAAGTATACACTTCGTTTGCAGTATCAAAGGTTACTCCAGCACCCTCTGATTTAGTTGCAGCATTTCCAAATCCTGCTAACATTACCTCTTCTTCAAAGGCTCTGTCAGATGACTCAGTCTCATAGATTTCTAAATGCTCTTGATCATAACGATCATATTCCATACCGAATAAAGCGTTAAGACCAGGTTCTAGTTCTTTAACTAGTTGTGCTCGTGATATAGCCATAGTTCAACCTCCCTTACGCTAATCCTGCAGACTTCTGTCCAAATATGTGATTTTGAATCACAACATAGACATTAGTTGCATCTGATGAAACATCTGAATTTTCTGGGTCTTGAGAAATATCAATCGCTTTGACTGATAAAGTTGCGGTGGTTGCACCATCGCTAACATTTAACTCAGCACCAGAAATACCTGTTACAGTAGACCCTGAACTTGTATAAACAATATCAAAGTTACCAAATAAATCTGCAACTGGAAATGCAGCGTTACATTGAATTTCAAAGATAACATTTGGGTCATCTATTATGAAAGCCTCAATGTCTGAAGCATTTGTACTTGC